TGGCTGGGAATATGAACACTGGAAGGGGCAGACCGAATGAGGGACCCTATCAACCCTGACCACTACCGCAATCATCCTTCAAAAGTAGAGTGCATTCAAATCACAGAACACATGAATTTCTGCCTGGGGAACGCCATTAAATACCTTTGGCGAGCGGGTGAAAAAGGCGATGTGATCGAGGATCTGAAAAAAGCACGTTGGTATGTAGATAGAGAGATTCAGCGATTAGAAAAGATGCGAAAAGATGCCTGAAACCATTTTATCAATCCTAGCCGCTGTGGCCTGTTTTACGCTGTCTGGCATGATGGCGGCATTGGTGGTGATGTATCTGCAAGCTATGAAACGGGGTAGATGAAATGAATATCACGGTGTTTAATATGATCCCATTTATAACAGGACTTATTGGCTACATTCCGTGGCTTAGTGTGGCTCGCAAAAATCAAAACGAATGTTCTGCGAGCGAATTAATGTATCTCATTTACGGCCCGATGAGCTTGATATTGTTAGGTGCATCAGTCGCAGACATTACAGGCGAAGGCATGATGTTTCCTACCACCATAGTAACCGGCATGTTATTGGGAATGATGGCCAAGATGATTACGGAGAGGAAATCTTGAAACTTACTTTCTTCGTCCCAGGCATCGCTTCACCATCCGGCTCAAAGAAAGCATTCATGCATCCGAAAACGGGCAGAATCATCGTGATGGATACCGCCAAGCGGAAAACAAGCTGGCAGTCGATTGTGTCGCTGCATGCTCAACAGGCCATGATTGACTCAGGGGCCAAGCTGACAAATGAAGCCGTGGCGATGACCATTGATTTCTACTTTCCACGGCCCAAGTGCCATTTTGGGAGCGGCAGGAATGCGGCCAGGATCAAAGAGACCGCCCCGAAATATCACACGCAGAAACCCGACCTGACCAAGCTGATCAGATGCACCGAAGATGCACTGACCGGTATTGTCTATAAGGACGATTGCCAAGTCACAGAACGATTCTGTCAGAAACATTGGTGCGACATAAGCCAAGCTCCAGGCGTCGAAATCACGCTGGAAGTTGTGCTATAATAGCACTATGCCGACCAAGAAATTCATCAACTTCCAGTACCGACACCCAGACCGACTCGTGACGCGGGTGGTGTCGGCAATTTGTAAGGACGACGGCAATTTCAGAATCTCAGAGATTTACGAAGAAGAGATAACACCGCTGAAGCGGTTCCATAAATGGGGCGAAATTAACGAGCCGGAAATCATTGATTTCCCAAACAAATAAAACTTTTTTTATTTGCGATTGCGGTAATTTTTTTTAGCGTTTAGTGTCAATATTTAATGGATTCGTTGTCAGAAGAATTATCTGAAGATCAAATTAACCGACGGGCCGAAGCGCAGGTCAGAGTGTACCTGGGCGGGCAGACGGTTGAACTGGTCGGTATGATGCCACCCGACGGTTGGCGAGAGTCAAGCCAGAAATCACCGTGCGGGGTCTGCGACAGTGGCAGGAGCCTTGAGAAGATCAAGCCCGCCATCTGCCTGAAATGTCTCAGGGCCGACAAGAAATTTGATGCGGTTCTGCAAGCTGCGGCAAGGTGGGAGCAACGCCAGTTCGCACTGCAAAAGGTCATCAGCGAGGCACGCATTAAACGCAATGCAGAGATGCAGCGATTGACCGGCAATAAGCGACGAAACAAGGGCGCCCAGCCGGGCCGTGGTGCAATTGAATCGATGGTCAATCTGCGAGGGCGGGTGGACTGGTGACAATCGAAACCATCGACATAACGGACATCAGCCAAGACCCGGCAAACGTCCGCAAGCATTCACGCCGGAACCTTGACGCAATCAAGGCCAGCTTGAGAGCGTTTGGCCAGCAGAAGCCGATTGTGATTGACAGCCGGAATATTATTCTGGCCGGTAACGGCACGTATGAAGCGGCCAAAGAACTAGGTTGGCCAGAGATTCAGATTGTCAGGACGAATCTGGCCGGCACGTCTGCCGTGGCCTATGCCATAGCCGACAACCGAACGGCTGAACTTGCTGAATGGGATGATACGGCACTGGCAGAACAGTTGCGAGCCTTGCAGTCAGAAGAGTTCGACATCGAGGCGGCAGGGTTTACGGGCGAAGAGATTGACGGGCTGATCAATAAACTTGGATCTGATGTAATAGGAGAATCATCCGCAAAAGAAATCGATCCTGATGATTTTGAGCTTGGTAATAAATGCCCTCGATGCGGATTTGAGTTTAACGCCAAGTCTGAATGAATCCACACGCCTGGTATCTTTCTGACCTTGCATCCGTCCCTAAAAACGGAATTAAGGTGATGTCAACTTTCGCCTGCGGTGGCGGAAGTTCAATGGGCTATAAACGAGCGGGCTGTGAAATAGTTGCAGCTAACGACATTGATCCAGAAATGGCGTGGCACTATAAACACAACCTTAAACCCAAACAATATTTTCTCTGTCCAATCCGTGATTTGTTGACTTGCAATCTGCCGCTTGAATTATCCGATCTGGATATTCTGGACGGCTCGCCGCCATGCTCGACTTTTAGCATGGCAGGTAATCGCGAAAAAGACTGGGGCAAGAAAAAACACTTTCGAGAAGGTCAAGCTACTCAAGTTTTGTCTGACTTGTTTTTTGATTATCTTGACCTGGTTGAACGGCTCAGGCCTAAAGTGGCTATAGCTGAAAACGTCAAGGGTATGATCATTGGTAATGCCAAAGGTTATACAAAACTTGTCATGCAGCGATTTCGAGAGATTGGATATAGGCCGCAGTTGTTTCTGCTAAATGCCGCTGATTGTGGAGTGCCACAACGCAGGGAACGAGTTTTCTTTTGTGCTTTACGAAATGATATTCATCGACCTGAAATGAAATTGCAGCCCAAACATCGCTGGATAACAACAGGCGAAGCATGTAGCGACCTGCAAGAGTTGACAAATGATGAAAAAATATCGACAAGGCTAACAGCACCATTTGATTTGAAATGGTGGAAATTAACAACGCCAGGCAACGACTATTCGGTTGCAGTTGAAAAAGAAGGCTTTCGCCGCAAGCTATTTAATCATAAAAAACTGTCAAGTTTACAGCCATCATGCACGATAGCGGCAGATTCATCAAAGTTTAAGCATTGGAATCAAGCACGAACTCTTACGTTTCGTGAACTGAAACGACTCGGCAGTTTTCCTGATGATTACGAAGCCAAAACAGACAAGATTGGCAAATACATGATCGGCATGAGCGTCCCGCCAAAGATGACAGAGCAAGTCGCCCGCGCCGTGATAGATCAATGGTTGTTTTAACAGTGGAATAACAGTGGAAAATGCCACCAAATCCGCAAAACCTAAAATCATGGCCAGCGGGCGTTTCGGGCAATCCTAAAGGCCGCCCGCCACGAAAAAAGCAGGTTGACGATCTTCTACAAATGATCGACGAAACGCCGGGCATGGAGCGTGCAATTTCCAAGGCTTGGATGAAACAAATCTTGGCGGGCAGCCTGCCACACTTGAAAGAGTACCTCGAACGGCGTGACGGTAAAGTACCGACGCCAGTTGAGGCCAGCATATCAGACGCATCTGGCAATGATTTCGTCACCATCCTACCGCCTGACGATCAAGCAGGCGACACCGCCACAGAAGCGGTTCTGGACTGATTCAGCCAGATGGCGTGCATTTGTCGGGGGCGTAGGCTCTGGAAAGACATTTGCAGGATGTTGGGAAGTTCTGAGACAGCCGCCAAACACGATCGGCATGGTGGTCAGTCCGACTTACCCGATGCTTCGTGATACGGTTGTCAGAACGTTCAAGGAACTGACCTTGAATGTGGACATCGTAAAGAGTTTCAACACTTCGACGATGACGGCGGAACTGATCGGCAACCGAACGATCCTGTTTCGGTCGGCTGATAATCCTGACCGATTGAGAGGGCCGAACCTTGGCTGGGTCTGGATTGATGAGGCTGGGTACGTTGACTACGAAACGTGGCTGGTCTGCATTGGCCGGTTGAGACGTGAGCCGGGGCGGTTGTGGATTACAACCACACCACGCGGGAAGCGACATTGGCTCTACACCGATCTGGTCAAGACTGGCAAAGTGAGCCTGACGCAGGCCGCAACCGCTTCAAACACGTTTAACCCGGCTGATTTCGTTGGTAGTCTAGAATCAGCCTATTCGGCAGACTGGCAGCGGCAGGAACTGCTTGGCGAGTTCATCGAACCCAGCGGCACGGTGTTTCAGCGTCAATGGTTTGAGATCGTCGAATCAGCACCGGCTGACAAGATGATCGTGAGAGCGTGGGACTGTGCCGCAACGCCAAATAGCGGCGATAGCACGGTCGGCACGCGGATGATTAAGGATGGCGATGACTACTACATTGATCATGTGGTTGCTGCCCAGCTTGGTCCTGCTGACGTTGATCGGCTGATCGTCCAGACAGCTGCCGCCGATGGGCATGGCGTGCAGACGATCATTGAAGAGGAAGGCGGCTCGTCAGGCAAGCGGGCCAACGAACATATCATCAACCGCTTAAACGGCTATATCGTCCATTCTGAGCGTGTTACAGGCCCGAAGCTGACAAGAGCCATGCCAATGGCACGCGAAGCGTCCAGAGGCCGCGTGAAGCTGGTTAAAGGCGATTGGAATCAGGCATGGCTGGATGAGGTTTGCAGCTTCACCGGCGAAGACTCAAAGAACTCCTACCATGATGACCGGGTTGACTCGGCATCGCTGGCGTTTAACTTTCTCAACAAAATACAGCCGTTTGTATGGTTCTCTTAAACTAAATGCCTGACTACAACCCACTCAACTGGTTTCGCTCAAAAGCACTTCGCACGGGCGTTACTGCTGATTCCACCGAGATTGACGTTTCGGCATGGTCAGTCGATGTCATCAACGCATTGAGCGATGATTATGCCAATCTCGCCAGACCCTACTGCGATAATCCTGTCATCCGTGCCGCTATTGAGGCCATGCGGCGGAACGTCTGCAAGGCCACCTTGCAAGTCGGTTACTACGATGAAGAGGGCGGATTTGAGCCGGTAGATCATCCGCTGCTGCAAATCTGGAAAGAACCCGCACCAGGTGAGACTGAAAGCACGCTGGTTGAATTTATTTATCAGCAGTTGCTGGAAGATGGCAACGCCTACGTTCCCGCCATCTCTGACCGGGACACGCAGACGGGCGGCACGATTCGCGAGCTTCAGCCCATCCCTTACAGTTGGCTGCAAGTGCCAACCTACGGGCAGGCCATCGGCGAAATCACCGAATACCCGTTTGTGGGCTTTGATGGTGGCAGGGGCTTCCAGTTCACGACACCTCGCGAGCGGATGCTGCATTTCAGGGTCGGCAAGTCATCGACAACAGCCGCAAGGGGCCGTTCACCGCTTGAAGCAGTGCGGGCAGAGTTGGCATTGATCAAGCTCACGGCGATCTATGAAACAACCATCCTGAGCCGTTCCGGTGTCCCTTCATGGCTGGTCAGTCTGACCGGCACGGGGGCGCAGATGATGACATCTGACAATATCGCGGTACTTCAGTCTGACATCAAGCGGGCGGTGTCTGGTAAGGGCGTCGGCAGGCCATTGATTTTCAAGGGCGGCGAGCTTGACATCAAAACGCCGGGATTCAGCCCGAAAGATTTATCAGTTCAGGAGATGACCGAAATCGCGGTGGCTCGTGTCTGTGGTGTCTTGGGCTGGTCGCCAATGTCGCTGAAACAGCCTGACACCGGCAAGACATATAGCAACCTGATTGAAGCCAATCGGGCAAGCTGGCGAGACGCGATCATTCCATTCCTTGAACTCTTGTCTATGCAGCTTACGCGACTGGTGCGAACGCTTCCCACTGGCTATGACGGTGCGATCGCCCAGCCTGATAACATGCTCACAGTCAGGTTTGACACCAGCCAGATCGAAGAACTGGCAGCAGATACGAAAGCCTTGTCAGACAGGGCGGTAGCCTTGTATCAATCCGGTTTGCTGTCGCTGAATGAAGCTCGGCAGATCATGGGCTATGCTGAAATTGAATCACAGGACACGCCAGCCGAAGCGGCTGAAGATGCCGCAGAAGGCGAGGCTGAATAATGCCTGCCGGTAATTGCAATCTGACAATAGAGCAAGGGGCCACCTGGTCACAGTCGATCCAGTATCAAACTGCTAACGGGACGAATATCAGCCTGTCGGGTTATACGATCCGAATGCAGGCACGGCCAGCTTATACCGCCAATACGACACTTGACCTATCGACGACCAACGGCAACATTACGATCACATCAGCGGCTAACGGCACTTTCACCTTGCAGCAGACAGCCGCCCAAACGGCTAACCTGACTGCGGGCAGTTATGTTTACGATCTTGAACTGGTCAAGCCTGACACCACAGTTGATCGGCTGCTTTACGGCACGCTCACAGTCACGCCGGAAGTCACCCGCTAATGGCTGATATTATTGTCAGACAAGCCAATGCCACCAGCCTGACGATTCAGGCATCAAGCAATCAGGTGCTTGTGCGGCAACAGCCGAATAATACGGTGGTCGTGCAGACGACCGGCAACAGCTATGTTCTGCCACCTGCCACCGCAAACACACTGGGCGGCATCATCGTTGGCGATAATCTGACGATCAACGCCAATGGCCTGTTGTCGGCTCCGGCTGGCGGTGTCAGTACGTTCAATAATCGTACGGGGAACGTGACGCTAACGGCGAATGATGTTTCGGCGGTCGGCAATTCGCTGTATTTTCCGCTGAATGCTAACATTGTTAGCGGCAACGCGACGATAGCAGGGCAGGTTTATCAGCTTGCAAGTGGCAATGGAACACTTAATAAACGGACAATCTATGGCATCAGTAAAACAAACAATCTTGCTACCACTGAATATGAATTTGCAA